TCAGACATGTCTTTTTTAACATCATCTCTAAGATCATTTGCTATATCAACTACTTCTTTCGGTGATTTAGCTTTACTAAGCTTACTTCTAATAGCAGCTACTGCTATTCCAGTTGCGGCAGAAACGAAAGGAATCATAGCTGCAATCATACCTGCAACTTGGTCAGGAGAGGAATCTAGTCCAAACATTACTCCTTCTTCTAATTCTTCTTCTTTCATTTCTTTTTTAGAATCATCTTTTTCTTCTTTCATTTCTTCTTCAATTTCTTTAAGTAATTCTGTTAAATCTACTTCTTCTTCATCAGACATTTCCATTTCTTCACCTTCTTCATCCATGTCGTCTTCAGCGCCTTCACCTGCTTCAAGTTCCCCTGATTCAATCATGTCAGCGATTACGTCTTCGATCATTTTCTTAAGGTCTTCATCAGTCATGTCTTCAAGATCAAGTGGTTCTCCTTCTCCATCCATGTCCATATCGTCCATGTCATCATCATCTTCCATGTACATGCCTTCTTTGACATCATCTTCATCAGACATTTTCATCTCTTCATCCACTTTTTCTTTACCTTTTTCTTCTTCTTCTAATTCAGCTAGTAGTTCTTCCAAATCCATCTCGTCCATTTTTTCAGAATCATCTTTACCATGCATAGCTTCTTCCATTTTAGAATCGTCTTCATCGTATTTCATTTCGTCCATGTCTTCTTCATATTCCATTTCTTGGATTTTTGCAGAAAGCATTTCCTTTAAACGAGGTGTAAAGGCTTCTTCTAGAGCTGTCTTAGCGTTTGCTATTGCCATTTCTTTAACGGCTTTAGCATCTGCGATTGCTTCTTTAAGCAAATCTCTGTTTGTTGCCATTTTCCTAAATTTTTATTTTGTTGGGAAAGTACGTTTATTTAAAAAACGTAATAGAATAATTAATTGTGATGCCACATAGAATCGTGGCATATTCTCATATACATATATGAGGAGGAAGTAAAGTCGCACTACATTACAGGGCAGGTACCCTTAGCGCAAAGTATTTCGGTAATAATTGAATTAGTACGAGCGTATTTATTTATAAATGTGGTTCTTGATTCATTTAATTGGCCATTTTTCATCCAAGAATCTGGGTTTGAAGGATTAGATACTAAATCCCAAGTAAGTAGTTCAAAGTCATCTTGTACTTCCATTACTTCACCCATTTGTTTTAGTGAACCCATTCCACGAGAAGATATACCTATAATTAAACCATTTTTAACTAATGCTCCTGCTATACGGCCAGATTCAGTTCCTTTATCACCCGGATCGCAAAATATTTCAACTGTACCTAAAATTTCATCTCCACTCCATCTTATGTTTCTAATAGCATGTGATGCATTTTTTAAATTTATTACTTGAGAATCTGGGTGGTCTAATTCACCACATGTTTCAGTTGATCTTTGGTCTATTTTTCTTTGAAAATTATTAATTTCACGCTCCCATAACTCTTTTTTATAATATCTACCATTACCATTTTTAACCTCAACAGTTGCTAAAATACCTTCAACGAAAATATTTCCACCTCTATTAAGTCCTTCTATAAGTCGAACAGGACTAGGTTTAAATTGTCTAGTTTCTATTAAGAGTTGTTTATCCATGATTTTATATTAATAATCCATCCCATCAAACTTACCTAAAATATCTCGCTCAAGTGTTTCACGGTGTTTTGGGTAATCTGAAAGTATTGAATCTAATTCTTCTCCAGC